TGACCCACTCTACGTCGGTGCCACCCGAATTAAGCGCCAGAACTTTACTCCCGTTGCCGCTGTAGCTGGGTAGCAGGTTCCCGCGTGCCACGCTAGCCGTACTCGCGCCGGTGCCGCCGTCTGCTATGGCAAGATCGGTAATGCCGGTCACAGAGCCCCCTGTGATGCTGACGCTGTTGGAATCTTGTGTGGCAATACTCCCCAGCCCTAGACTCGTGCGGGCCGTAGCCCCTGATTCAGCGACCCAAGCGGTACCGTTGCCGACAATGAAGTTGCCATCCGTAACGGCAAGAGCTGCGATCTCACCCAGCCCAGCATCGTAGGCTTGCACCGTGCTGTTGATGTCGCTGTCTACCACCACGTTGCTACCACCGTTCTGAAGCGTGCCAGTGAAGTTGGCAGTAGTGTCTCCATAGTCGGCATTGGTAGCGCTGTAGGCTTCCACGGTAGAGCCAATATCAGAATTGACCACGACGTTGCTACCACCGTTCTGAAGCGTGCCAGTGAAGTTGGCAGTAGTGTCATCGTACTTCGCGGTGTCGGCATCGTAGGCTTGAATGTCGGTGCCTGGCACTAGGGATAACGTGGCCTGAACCGCAGCCGCATCCGCATCATCTAAGATGGTCCTGGCAAAAGCGGTGAGGTCCGTGACGGCGTAGGTGTCGCTAGCCGTCGTGTAGATCATCTTGTTGGCGGCAGTGGTCAGGCCACTGATTGACTGCAGTCCTGCATCAAAAGCCTGCGTGTTCACATTGATCTGCAACCCAAGAGCAGTCCTGGCATCACTGGCAGTCGCACTGCCTGTCCCACCAGAGGCAACTGGGAGGGTGTCGGTTACGTCTGTAGTCAGATTGACTTGCTGCAGCGTGATCGCTTGACCGGATAAGGTCAGGTAATCCAAAGATCCTGATAGAGTCACCGGAGTCGAGTTATCTGTCCCACTGGCATCGACCCCTAACGTGGTCCTCAGTGTTGCACCTGACTCAAACTGAAACTCTCCTGCTGTTGAGTTGTAGACGAGTAAGGCATCGTCTGCGAGTGATGCGGTGTTTACGTCTGAGAGTGTTTGAACCGTTGAACCTGGGAGATCTGCATACTGCCATTCTGCATCAGTTGCAGAGTATTTGAGGATCTGATTATCGGTAGGACTGGCATCGTCATCCGTCAGAAGAATTCGATCAACCTGCACCTGGAGGGCAGTGTTGAGTTTTGCGTAGGTGATCGACCCATCTGCTGGATTCGTCGTGATGCCTGTGAGATCTGAATCGTCCGCCTTATCGTCGAGAGCAGTCTGAAGTCCTGAGATATCTGAAATTGAGAGTGTGGATGCTGACCAGTTTTGACCGTTGAATTGAAGGACCTGATCCTCGGCTGGTGTTGTATTGACCACATTCCCCAACTCCTCCAGATCCTGATCTGCAATCGAATCACTCAGAGTCTTCAGTTGGGTATCAATTTTTGTGAAGTTTGTATTTAGGTAACTTCCCCACTGATCATCATCAGATCCTACTGTGGGCAGGTTGAGTGCGTAGTTTGTCGTGGTGGTTGCCATCTCTAACTAAAATAAGGAGGTGACGGGTTACTACAGTTCAGTGTTGGGTAGGGATACCGTTTTTGTTTTTTACGATAAGTCAGCACCGTTCGCTCCCCAGCGACTGCACCTCCTGCAGGTAGCGTCGTGTCGCCTGCTGGTAGCCTAACCACTAACCGACTGGTCGAATCTACGGTGCTAGGTCCGGTGTACTTAATCTGTACATCTGCCGTACTTGTCGAAATTCTCGCTCCTCCTGTTGATGGAGAGAGCGCATAGGCAATCCCTCCGATTGACAGATTGGAGGTGTACACAAAATCATTCGTGTTTGACCCGTAGAATGATTCAAAACTATCTGTGACCAGGACCCCCTCATTGAGTAATGTCTGCACTAAGTTTTTGCTGCCATTCAATGCCATCTCGTAGGTTGTTTCCCATTTTCCACTAACCACGGCAGTCGCCACGGTGCAGTCCAGACCCCCTCCAAACGTATTAACCAGAGTGTTGATTTCCGAGGTCCCTGCACTGATCGCTGCAGTCCGAGCAGACAGAATCGTTGACGTGGCACAGGTGTCGTAAAGAGCAGAACTTAGATCCGACTCTGCCTGAGTCACGATAATGTCCAAAGCATCGACCTTATCATCGAGAAAATTTGCAAAGGTCGTGAAGTCTCCCGAACTGAAGAAGGTCTCGATCTCACTGGCAGTCTCTGGAGGAGACAGACCAAGGGCAGTCAGTTCAGTGTTAAATGCAGGCCAGGTGCTGACGGTGCTGTAGTTGCCAGAGTAGGGATCAGGCAGAATCCCAGAGGTGTTTGTGTTGGTCTGAGCAATATCCCGATCAATCTGCGCGAGAGTCGAAGTGCTGCCAACGCCTGCGGCATTGATCCGGTCTGACAGGTCTTTCAGTTTGGTTTCCAGTCCCTGCACATAATCATTCAGAATTTGCCCATAGGTCGAACCATCGGCATTTAGTGTTGGTAACTCCAGGTCTGTATAGTAGAGAGACGACTGTGGCATCTACGGCACTCCTAAAGCGGATTCTGCCGCAGTTTTTGCTGCAGCAGCATCAGTCTTTGCGTCTCTTGCGTCATCGGCAAGAGTCCCTGCTGATCCCACAGACCCGACGGTTGTTTCTAAATCACTGACTCTGGTCGTCAACGCAGTCAGGGTTGTATTGATCGATTTATTCGCCACACTAATCGCAGTCTCGGAATTGGTTTTTGCCGTGCTGGCATTGGTGCTGGCTTGTGTGAGATTGTACGCAAGACTTGGAGTTGCAGAGTCTGCAGCATCCCCAAGTACCTGATCAGTTGTGTAGACTTCATTCTCAAGCGATTGAAATGCTTGGTTTAATTCATTGCCCCAGGTGTTTTTAGACTGCCCTGGTGTCGGTAAATAAATACTGTAGTGAGTAGTCGTTGGCATCAGTTTGTTTGTGGTGTCCAGTTTTTGTCAGTCGGTGTCCGTTTCGTCCAGATCTCTAAGGTCGTATCTGGTCGCTCAGTCCAGTCTGCTGTCGGTGGTCCAGCCGATTCAAAATTGACCTTTTGCACATAGGGTCCAATCCCATATCGTTTTGTCCCATATCGAATCAACTCACTCATGACATGGCCTGGAAGTTCAGACTATGCCGTGACCCCTTCGTTCTCCTTCGATCATCTGATGCCTGGATCTCTGCGACTGCCCTCTCTGCCTGCAGTTGCCAGATCGTGATTCTCTCATCTTCTCCGAGGTACGGAGATGCTTGCATCAAACTGTAGTAGAGATAGGCATCAGGATGACTGCTCGAAACCCAGTTGGTTGTGTTCGATGTGCTCAGTGCTGGAATTTTTGCGTAGTAAAACATTTCGTAGGTGATCGACTCGGCAGGGGTGGGGATGATCCTGAGAGCATTGCCGTAGACGAAATATCTAGGATAGGAATCTGCCAGTCCTGCAATGAAATTGGCATCGGTGTATTCATTGATCGCATGAGCTGCAATTTCCACCAGGTCCCTCTCCTTTGGGCTTGTCATCCGCAGATGCCGCATCTCTAGGAAGTCGGAGGGCATCGATAGATACTGATCACTCGTCGAGATGTCTGCACGGGTGTACTGATTGGTCGTCCGCAGTTGTCGGTTCAACCTGGCTTCCGCCAACGTGATAAAGGTTGGGATCACACTCGTCAGGTCGGTACGATTCAACCAGTCTGCAATGTTGGATTTTAATTCATCAAATGTCATAGATGTCCTTCCCAAACTCGGAAGGGTTTGTTTGCATAGTCATTCAACCATGCTCGGAATTTTTTCTTGTCCCTGGTGATTCCCTGCTGTGCGAGTTGGTCGTAAAGCACTCTGGGGATCTCGGCAACTCTCTTCCAGCCAGATTGTTTGTTGGCAAATGGATCGAGGTGTTGGTGGTCTCGCAAGGTCTTGGTCAACTGGAGGGTTGGCTCAATGTCTTGCGTGACTTTGTGGTGAATCTGCAGGTTGCGCGAGTCTACTTCATCAACATAGAACTCACTCATTACATGTCCCGTATGATCAAGGATCTGTTTGGTCAACATAATTCCAACCTGCAGTCTGTTAGTTAAAAAT